TCCGCGAATGTTAGCTATGGGGCACCAGCCTTGCGGCTGGCGTCCCCTAGCGCATTCCTGTCTACTGCGAGTCGTAAGCTGACCAGAACGCGCGTTACTACTACGCGTTACTGGTTCTCAGCAGGGTACACCTATCATTACGATCCCGGCGATAGTGCCCGGGAACGTCTGAAGGCTACCGAGCAGCGGCTTGGCCGTCTGTTCGGGCTCCGGATTACTCCGGAGCTCCTCTGGGAGCTTACGCCATGGAGCTGGCTCGTCGATTGGACGTCGAACCTGGGTGATATCATCCATAACTTCTCGGCGTTCAGTAACGACGGTCTGGTCATGAGGTACGGTTATATGATGTGTCATATGACCATCACTGACACGTACCTGCTCGACGGTGTCGTCTACCGAGACGGGACTGGCGGGCCCTTGAGTCAATCCTTCACCACAGAGGTGAAGAAGCGAGTCAAGGCGACCCCCTATGGGTTTGGCCTGGATCCTGACGGATTTACTACCCGTCAGTGGGCCATACTCACTGCCCTCGGTATTTCACGAGGGAGTAAGTAGCTGTGAGCAACGAGACTCGTGTTAACGAGCTTTCGGTATCAGAGGAGCTATCCTTAGGATGCTTCTTCTGGCTCGCAGCATGTGGAGTCACGGGTTTGGCAGCGATCCTGCTGTCTGCCTGTGTTCCGCGATCCATCCCACAGGATGACGCGCCGCAACCAGTGGCGCGCGCCCTGTCTCTACCGCAGGAGATATGCACACATGTTCACCGACCCCCAGAGCCTGACTGTCAACGCTGTGGCGAACGTGCTTCCGCGCGTTCAGACCAATCAGAGTGGCGCCGTCTATAGTAAGGACGACGGCAATCTGAAGCTGACCGTTTCGAGCGCCTATGGAAAGCGCACGCGACGGACGGCCAGGGTTGACTTCCGGAAGACTGCCGCTGATCCGCTGTTCCCTGCACAGAACACGCCCTACACGATGAGTGCTTATATCGTGGCGGACGTGCCCCCTGTCGGGTTCACGATCGTTGAGCAGAAGCAGATCGTCGACGCCTTGACGGCGTGGCTGACTGCGTCTACCGGTGCCAACGTCACCAAGCTTCTTGGTGGCGAGTCCTAAACCTCACGGAATAGGACCAGCTCAGGGACCCCCCGGAGTACTGGGGGGTAACCGGCGGTGCCTAACATGAGTGCTCGGGATGGTCTAGCCCCTTCTTAGAGAGGAGTAGGCCATGAAAAGCCTCATGTGTCTCTTGCAGGAAGTCCTCGCAGAATGCGGGGACTGGTGTAGCGTGAGCACCAGCCGCGATCTCAAAACGATCGCGGCGCGTGTCGAAGACGAGGGGTTATCGTTTCTGACGATCACCCTGCCTGAGTTTGGTAAGGACCTCGAAAAAGGTCTGGACCTTGGTCAGGCGATCCCATCTCTGTGGACCGGATGGTCCCGCAGGGGGTGTCTCCCCCGATTCCTCGGAGGTTTCACCGATCTGATCTTCGACCGTGCGAGCGGACGGTTGCTCGATGAACCTTCAGTCGATGCCATCCGATCCGTGCGTCAGATTACTCTGATGTTCGGGAAGGTAGGCCTCGAATGTTCCGAACCCCGCCGTGAGGCAGCGTTGAGGAACTTCATCGAGTGTGAGAAGGAGGTCCGCCAAGCCGATGCGAACCGTACTCCAGTTAGACTGGAACAGTTCAAACGGCTTGGTTCCCTGCTTTGGAGAGATGTACTCACGCGCGTAGACCGGGAGGTCTACGAAGGTGAAGTCACTCCTAAGCACGGGCCCGGCGCTACCGCTGATCGACTGATGGGTAACCAGAAGTACGATCAGCGAGAGTGGACCGAGCGTCTAGAGACCTGGTTTCCCTTCCTTGAGGGCTTCGTAGCCCCCAATGCAGGTGCATACCAGGACTTTGACGATGTGGACATCCTCGAACCTGGGCGTGAACGACCCGTTAGGGTTATCACTGTCCCTAAGACGCTCAAGACGCCA